GTCAAGCTGGAGAGCTACGCAAGGACTATGGCCGAGACCGGCGTGAAGGACTTGTTCAAGGGCATCCTGCACCTTGTTTTGAAGCACGACAACAAGCCGAAGGTCTTCCGCCTGCGGAACAACTTCGTGCCGATCAACCCGGCCGAGTGGAAGTCGCAGTTCGACACTGTCGTGCAGGTCGGGCTCGGCACGACAGATGACGAGACGAAGATTGCGTTCCTGACGCAGGTCGCTGGCAAGCAGGAGCAAATCCTGATGCAGATGGGGCCGCAGAACCCGATTGTGTCGATGGAGCAATATGTGAACACGCTACGCTCGATTGCCGAGATCGGCGGCTTTAAGGATGTCGATCAGTTCTTTAACTCGCCGCAGATGATCCGCCAGCAGATGATGATGCAGGCGCAACAGCAGCAGGCTCCGCAGCCCGATCCTGAGATGGTCAAGCTACAGCAGGAGCTTGAGATGGATCGCGCCAAGGCTGAGGCTGACATCCAGCTTGCGCGCGAGAAGATGGAGGCGGAGATGCAGCTTGAGCGCGAGAAAATGGCGCTGGAGATGGAGCTTCGCAGGCAGGAGCTTCAGGCTGAGGCAGAGCTTCGCGTTGCCAAGGCCGTCACCGACGCCGACATTTCAACCAACCTGCCGAGGAACTAGGGATGTTTGAACAAAGGTTCAGCATTAACGACATCATACAGGGCGAGCGAGGAACTGCTAACCCAGAGATGATTGCGGCAACGAGTGTCGGGCAGTTAGAGCCTATGGGTGTAGGCACGGTGATTGGCGGTGATGACGGCACAATTCTTAGTAGCAATTATGTTCCGCCCCGCGAGGAAGGCCCGACGTTCGCGCCGCCTCTTATGTTTGGAGATGGCAGAAATGCGCGAGGCCCACGCGCTCCGGGGCAGGCGGTCTATCCTATCGCCTATAATACTTTTACGCCGGGCCAAAGGGGCGCTCTGAATGAGTATCTTCTTGCCGGTCCCGGCAAGGATTTTTCCTTCGGTCTGTTCCCTGCACTCATGGGGTTGCTTGGGGCAAAAACTAAGTATGAGCAGCTTTCGAGCGGCGACTACCGCCCAGTTTTTGTCGGCGATAAACTTTATGGCAGTTTTGGTGAGGGTCCGTTTGGCGGAAATGTTTACACCGGGTTGCCGTTGCCGTCTGACGTTGCGGCAGAGTACGGCATCCCCGGCTTTGATCCAGAAGATGATGATGACGCGCCCGAGATTACCGGCACCGTTCAAGACCCGATGACCGGCCAAGAGAAATGCCCCGACGGATACATCTTCGACGAAGACCTTCAGGCGTGCCGTCTGGAGACAGCGGCGCCGGTTGCAGCGCCTCTAGAAGCGCGCAGTCCTACACGCACATATAGCTTACTAGATCAAGCTCCTGACGGCCTGCTGGAGTTCCAGCGCCGTTTTGGTTTGCCTGAGCAACAGACAGATTTCAGCCTGCTGACATGAATGAGGGCAAGGCAAGACAGCGGCAGGACCGCGCAGCAAAGGCCGAGGCGTTGCTGCGAAATGAACTTTTCGTTGAGGCTTTCGAGTATCTTGACGAGCAATTCATCGAGGCGTGGAAGACATCCGGCGTCGATGATAGTGAGGCACGCGAGAAGCTATTTCACTTGATGCAGGCGCTTGGTGCGGTCAAGGGGTATTTTCAAAGCGTGGTTGAGGATGGTAAGTTGGCAAAGGTCCAGCTTGATGAGTTCAGACGGCAGGGCCGTATAAACTAGGAGATTTTTATGTCCGACAATCCTAATCAGGGAACCGGAGCCATTTCTTTTACAGATGCAGTTTCTCTTCTAAACACGCCCCTAGTGGATACCGTGACGGAAGAGCAGGTCGAGGCCAGAGAGCCTCAACAGCCTGAGCCTGAAGCATACGAGCCGGAAGAGGAGAACGCGGAAGCGACCTCGGAAGAGGAGTATGTGGAAGACGATGAGGGCGAAGACGCCTACGAGGCGGATGACGGCGAGGAGTACGACGAGGAACCCCCCGAGGTCTACACCGTAAAGGTGGACGGCCAAGAGGTGGAGGTGACCCTTGACGAACTCCAAAACGGTTATTCGCGGCAGCAGGCGTATACTAAGCGTTCGATGGAGTTAGCCGAACAGCGCAAAGCCTTCGAGGCGGAGCAAGCTGAAACGAGACAAATTCGAGACGCTTACGCGCAGCAACTTGATCAGTTGGCTGCCCAAATCCAGCAGACAACTCAGCAAGAGCCTGACTGGAGAGCATTAGCCGAGACTATGTCCGAACGTGATCTGTTCTTGTACAAGGCCGAATGGGACCAGCAGAAGGAATACCAGAAGCAGGTTCAGGCCGAGCAGCAACGGGTTGCGGCGGAGAAGTCCCGCGAACAGGAGCAGGAGCTTCGCAAGCATCTCGAGGTGCAGCGGACAGAAATGCTCAGTCGCATCCCTGCGTGGCAGGATGACGACACTCGCGAGACAGAGCGCAAGGAAGTGATTACCTACGCTCAGAGACGGATCGGGTTTAGTGAAGAGGAGATCGCAAACGCATCTGATGCGCGCGCGATTGAGCTTCTCTACAAAGCGTGGAGGTGGGATACCTTGCAAGACAAAGCTCCCGCCGCCAAGAAACGCACCCGTAAAGCTCCGAAGATGGCTAAGGCAGGGCGACCAAAGACCAAGCGTGAAGTTGCTAATCGTTCTCGGCAGGAAGCCAGAAAGCGCTTTGAAAGCGCCGGCACGGTGGACGCTGCTGTTGAGTATCTCATGGGTCGCAAGTAGACCCGCAACTTGAAAGGAAAAGTCATGACGACTTTCGCTACCGCCGCAGCAGTCGGCGAACGGGAGCAGTTGGCTGATATTATCTACCGGATTGACCCGGCAGAAACGCCAATTTTCTCCAACGTAAAAAAAGAAACCTCGAACGGTATCTTTACCGAGTGGCAAGTTCAGGAACTGGCATCCGCCGCTACTGACAACTATCACAATGAAGGCGCAGACACGGCGACAGCGGCGGCCACGCCGACCAGCCGTATCGGCAACTACCATCAGATAAGCAAAAAGGTTACTTTGCAATAGCCTCACTGGTCCGTAAGGATCAGCAGCAAACCGGGTTAATTGCTGGGAAGCCCTAACGTAAAGCCGAGGGTAATCAGCAGCCAAGCCCCCTAAATCGGGGGAAGGTTCAACGACTAGGCGCAAGCCGTACCGATCAAGCGATTGGGAAATGCCCGGCCCCTCACCAGAGGGTGAAGATATAGTCTCATCTGCGTCGAAAGGCGTAGCAGCCGAAAGGCGGTTTGGGGTTAGCGCCCCCAAGCGAAGGTAAATGATTTGCTACTAGTGGTACACTCGACGCCGTAGATACTGCCGGACGAGAACGTGAACACAATTATCAAAAGGTTCTCAAGGCGTTAGAGCTTCGTCGCGATCTAGAAAAAATGATCGGTGACACTGATGTTGCTCGTTCCGCTTCTGAGCCCCGCAAGTCGGCTTCGCTGTCTTGCTGGATCACCAACGGTTCTGTCGGTGCAGGCTCCGGCGCTTTCGCTACTGGCGACGGCTCCGACGCAATCACCAACGGTGACGACCGCGCACTGACGCTCGCCCTCATTGAGGACGCGCAGCAGGACGCATGGACCGACGGCGGCAACCCTCGGATGATGGTCATGTCGGCTGGAAATAAAGCCAATTTCTCCGATTTGGCAGCCTCCGGCAACCTCGTCAGCAATGACGTGAACATGACCGCTGCCAAGGAAGTGACCTATGTGGGGTCCACTAGCGTATTTCTTGGCGACTTCGGTACTGTTGAGGCTACGCCCTCTCGCCAGCTTGGTAACGACCGCATCTTCCTGATCGACCCGGACTTCGTGTCGCTCTGCACGCTGAACGGTCGTAACTTCCTTGAGGAAGACCTCGCCAAGGTCGGCGACGCGACTGAGAGCCACATTCTGATTGAATGGGCGCTCAAGCCGACGGCTCCGAAGGCACACGCAATGATCCTCGATCTGAGCGGTTCCTAATCTAACGAGAGGGCGGCTTCGGTCGCCCTCTCCTCTATGAGGGAAAAATGAAGCGATATCTCTACACCAGTCCCAGAGACCGCAAGGAAGTGTCCCTGCACCAGCACAGCGACGGGACGATGCACATTGAACAGCGGCAGGAGTTTGGCGACCTGCTGAAGCTAAACAAGCAGATGGCGAACGACTATCGATCCGGCTCACTGATCGGTAATACGCAGCGCCACGCACAGCATGTGGCCGAAATCCCAAACGTGGTGTACAATCACCTTCTGGAGAAGTTCGGCCCGATGCGCGAAAACCAGAAGGCGTGGAAGGCGTGGTTGAACGATCACCAGAACCGGGCATTCAGGACAGGCGGCGGTAACCTCTGATGGCGATTACGAACTATACAGAACTGAAGGCCGCAATCGCGAACTTCTTGGCAAGGGATGACCTCACCAGCGTCATCCCCGATTTCATTTCTTTGGCTGAGGGGCGC